ATACTAAACCATTTTACATTAGATTTTGTGTCAAACTCTTTTAATGTTTTTTCACTATCTTCAATTTCAGTAAGCAATCCGTTTTCATCACTAAACAAATGGTTATGTATTACATAGTTTCCATTATCATTTAACTTATGCACGGATAAAACAACGTATTTTTTGCCTTTTACATATTCAACACTACCAAACGCACACTCCGTTATTTCTTTATTGTTCCAACTTAGCGGGAATATCCAATCAATATCCACCAAATCAACTCTTGTTTTTGCTTCGCTAACATCCAAATACATTCCATCTTCATTTTGGATTATATCATAAACACTAACAACAGTTCCTTCGGTTCCTAATGCACCACTTTTTTCTAATGCTTGATTAATAATAGTATATAAATCAACGTTATTACTTACCTCTTCAAATTGCTTTTGTGAATCATCATTTTTTAATGATATTTCACATTTCTCGCTCCAAAGAATATCACTCCAATCTTCACTAATCTTCTTCGCCATATTCATTGAAAATCTTTTTTGATAAACTCTTCTATTACCATTATAAATATAGTAATTATGAAATTTCTTTACATTTCCAACATACCAGCTTTTCCATTGTTCTATATATGTATTAATTTGGTTCTTTACATCTGGATTATAATTGTATTGTCTAACTAAAAAATCTTCTAAATTCAAAATATCCACTTCCTTTTCTTCTTCTTAATCTTTTTGATTGCTATTCTCCTTTTTTTAAAAAAGCTATTATTAAAAATACAACAAATAATAATATAAAAGGCACTATTATATTAAACCACATTATAACCACCTCTAATCTCTAATGTTAATTTATCATAAAATGGGAACATGCTGTACTCACTAGCATCTAGGTCATCAATAGGAGTTGTGCCATCATCTAACCTCTCATCCTCTTTTTTTTCATCCCATAGGGCTTGTGAATAGGCTTCTATAAGGTATTTACATTTCTTTAAGATAAACCTTCTCATTTGGCCAAACAATTGGCAATCAAGCTCAATTCTATCAACTATTCTACCTTTGATACAATCTTGTACTTGTAAAGGTATTTTATTTCTTAATAAGTATTGATTCAATCCGTAAGTTATAACTTGTCCTAAAGCTCCGTAATCTCCAAAGCAATGTGTTACTTTTCCATACTTACTAACCACTCTTTTGTAAAATTCAACAAATTTTTCGTACATTTCCTCCGGACTATGTAAACCCGCTAATTTTTCTTCATCAATAGACCAAACCTCCCTAAAATAAGGGGTTATTCCTGTTGCTTTAAATTCGGTTTCACCTTTTGTTGCTCCATAGTCAATCCCAATTGAAATTATAAAAAAATTCAAGGGTTCTCCCTTTTCATTTACCGCTTCATCTTTAATGTATAAACTAGGATTATCGGTAAATTGCCTGTATATAATTCCTTCTGCATTTTTCCACTGTCCAAGTATTAACCTATCATAATAAACTGTACCAGCATATTCACGGCAAAGATTGTCCACAAATTCTTTAGGTAAAAAAGGATTATCAAATATTGTATAATGTTGCACATAAACATCAAGCTTATCCTCTTCAATCCTATCCAAGAAATCTTTTTTCAACCAATGTGATTGATTCTCTGGATTTAATGCACCATCAAAGCAAGAATAAGGTTTATCAAGCGAAGCTTGTATCATTACAAATACTTCTTGATTCCATTTGGCCACCTCATCGCCGTAGGCATATTTGATTGATGTACCTTGTATCTTGCTTACTTGATTAACTTTCTCACAACCTAAGCAATACACCTCTTCATCAAATATTTTAGCCACGTTGTTTGAATTAATTGTGCCAACTAAATCCTTGCCATATATTTGCCTTAAAGGTTGCAGCACGTTTCTTTCAATTGTACCTTTAGAAACGCCAAATATACAAAACAAGCCATCTTTGCCTTTTCTTTCAAAAATCCTTTTGGGGATCATGTATAAATTATCTAAATAAGTTTTTCCACAACGCCTAGCACCAATTTTAAAATTATATCTATGTGTTGCATTTTTTATAAATTCTTTTTGCTTATCACTTAATATCATTTGTCTGCTTCCTCTTTAATTTTTGTAAGTAATTCTTCAACTTTTGTTAATTTCTCTTTATCCGCTACTTCAACGCTATCTTTCCAACCATAGTTATTTTTTAAGTTAAATATTGTAAAGGTAGAATTAGCCTTATTCATTAGTGCATTTTCTTCGAGTTGCTGCTCAATTTCCGCTCTCGCTTTTTTTATAGTGTCAAAAAATTCATCGTTTTTTGAGTAGTTAATAACTGATTGTCTGCTCATATTTAAAGCGTTTGCAAGTCCGCTCATTGTGTACGGTTTATCCAACTTGTCGCATAAAGAAAAATAATCATCAATTATTTCTTGCATTTCTTCTTTAGTTTCGTAAAGTTTTGGTCTCCCCATCTTATCACCTACTTTCGTGTTGAATTTTCAAATAAATTATAACATTAATAAAATAAAAAGTCTAATTTAAAGAGTTAAAGAAAGTAATAAAATCGAGGTCGCCGTTTAAATAGCACCAAAGATTATCTTTTTTAGTGATGGAGATAGGTAAAGAATAGATGTAATTTTTAAATGATTTAATTTCAGTGGAACAAAAAAAAGGTGCTAAAAAACTTTGATATTGTTTTTTAAACACCTCAAAAATACAAAAAATTTCAATAAAAGAGTAAGGATGATCTTGATTCATTGTGGCCTCCTGATAACAAAAGAGAATAGAAAGGAATTCTATTCAAAAGGGGTAAATCAAATTGTGGCCTATTGCTACCACAAGTAGAGTATAACATATAATTATTTTTTGTGCAAATTTTTGGATTTAACCTCGTGCATTTCGATGTTGATTAGCTCGTTCTCGTATTCTAAAAGTAAGTCTTTTAATTCTCTTAATGTTTGACCTTCTTTTTAATTTTAGGTTTATTTATTAGTTCTTTTTGCTGATTTATTAGATATTTGTATTCTTCAACCAATCTTTTAAATTCATCTATGTTTTGTTGAAGTTGTTTTATATGTTCTTCAGTAGTCATTGCTTATTCTCCAAACTATTTACTTTATCTATTAATTCATTGATTTTATTATGATAATCTTCAACTCTTTTTTCTAATAATTCAATTCTTCTTTTATAATGTTCTTCTTTATTTTTTGCTTTTTGTATTTTCTCTAAACTATAATATGGTAATTTTTCTATTTTCTTATCTTCTTCTATTATTTCTACTTCATCATTTAAGTTAGCAAAATTAGTTAAAATACTATTTTGTAAACTATCACCATCTTCATTTACATAATAATTATTTATTCTTTTAAAAGTTAAATTATCATATTCAAATTTATTAGGTAATTCTTCACCATTTGCTATTTTATTTAATAAATCTATTATTTTAATTGTTTTCATAATTCATTCCTTTCAATTTTTCCTATAATATAATTAAAAGCATTGTCATTACCATCTTCATATAGTTGCATATCTCTTGCTTGTCTATCTTTCTTTTCTTTTATAAATTTCTTTTTTACATTTTGATTAGATGTTCTAATACTCACTTGCCATTCTTCTAATTGCTTTAACAATTTCTTTTTTCTTATAAATATCATTTATTATCCTTCCCTTCTAATTCGTTCATATATTCTACTATTTCAAAATAATCTTCTTTTTTTAATCTCTCTTTTAGTATATTCCAATTGGATTGTAATTTATTGTAATCTTTAAGAAGATATTCAAATTCTTTATCATTCATTATCTATTTCACCTGCCTTATCTTCATAAGAATTTTGTTTTAAACATTTTATAAAATCTTCTAAATCAACCTCAAATACTTCTTCTGGTTTATTAAATGGATTTCCCCATGCTTTCGGTCCTGCATATCTATATCCTCCACCATTTTTATCCCATATTTGCAACGAATATCCTTCGTTACCTTTTACAAATGCTATTTGTACTTTACTCATCTATTTCACCTAACATTCTTAATAAATCTTCTTTTGTAGTATTCCAAGTAAAATGTGTTATGTATTCATCTAATTTTTCATAATAATCTTCTTGAATATACTCATTTACAAATTTAACAACATCATCTTTTTGTTTCTTTAATTGTATATTCTCTAATGCTAAATCTTTTTGTTGCCTATCATAATCATTTTTAGTTAAAATTACAAATTCAGTATCTTCTGGCATAGTAGAACTAAAATATTCTTTGCAATTCAATTTTTCTTTTAATTGTCGGTTTTCTTTTTCCAATTCATCTTTTTGTTTCTTTACTTCACTATATAAATGTTTGTAGTGGTCTCCTAGTTCTGCTTTCTTTTGTAAATCTTTGATGTAATCATATAATGTTCCATCTTCTAACATTTCAATATATTTTTCTTCACTAATCATCACTACCACCTTTTAATATATATATTAATTCATTAGGATTATATTTTAATCTTCCTTTTTCTTCTACATATTCAATTGCTTTATCTCTATTATTTTCTAATTTTATAACTTTTTTATGGTTGTTATCATTTTGTTTTACAATTGCATTATATCTATTTTGCCACCACGTTACACTTTCGTTTGCTTCTTTATAATATGTTTCTAATTGTAAATTTTTTTCAAATAACATTTGATTTTCTTTGTCTAAGTCTTTGTTGCCTTTTTCTA